TGGTTATAAATGGCCTGGAGGTTCAGCACCAACGATGACCGGAACAGCTAATAAAGTTGATGTCTTTACTTTTGTCTCTGATGGGACAAATATGTATGGTTCCTTTTCAGGTTCACAAAATTATTAATAGGTAATAAAGAATGAGTATACTTACATATCCTCTTGGATTTATCGGTGGTGGAAAAGAATTCTACAATGGCGTGATGGAGAATAGTTTGCTGTTTAATGATGATGCCACAAATCGTGGCCTCGTTAGTGTGTCAACCATGGCTGAGAGTAGCAATACAACCTGTACTAATAGTGTATGGCTCAAGAGGGGAAGAGCTGGGCAAGGGGAAACTCATGG